AAATATGGAAGGGTATCAAGTGGTCAGAAAGAAAGATGCAGTGGGTTGCTCCATCAGGTGCAAGACTATGGATGTCTTACCTTGATAGGGATGACGATGTCCTACGTTATCAAGGATTAGCGTTTAGTTGGATAGGATTTGACGAACTTACACAGTGGGGTACACCATTTGCTTGGAACTATATGAGATCACGATTAAGATCTACATCACCAGATCTGCCAGTATACATGAGAGCAACAACCAACCCCGGAGGACGAGGACACCACTGGGTTAAGAAAATGTTTATTGACCCTGCACCATATAACAAGGCATTTAATGCAACAGACATTGACAGTGGAGAAGAACTCAAATATCCTGCAGGACACAGCAAAGCAGGACAAGCACTATTCAAACGTAGGTTTATACCTGCTCGACTTACAGATAACCCTTATCTCTCATCTCAGGGCGATTATGAAGCAATGCTTCTATCCCTTCCTGAACAGCAAAGAAGACAATTATTGGAAGGCGATTGGGATATTAAAGAAGGAGCAGCTTTCACCGAGTTTGATCGCAACGTACATGTGGTTGAGCCTTTCCGTATACCTAGCAATTGGGTTAAGTTTAGGGCATGTGACTATGGGTATGGAAGTCATTCTGCCGTTGTCTGGTTTGCTGTTAGCCCATCAGAACAGTTAGTAGTATATAGAGAGTTATATGTATCAAAAGTATTAGCTACCGATTTGGCTGATATGATATTAGATGAAGAAGCAGAAGACGGTAATATAAAGTATGGAGTGTTAGATAGTTCACTCTGGCACAAACGAGGGGATACAGGACCTAGCCTAGCAGAGCAAATGATTATGAAAGGGTGTAGGTTTAGACCTTCTGATAGAAGTAGAGGAAGTAGGGTATCAGGTAAAAATGAAATACATAGAAGATTACAAGTTGACGAGTTTACAGAAGAGCCACGTTTGGTTTTTTTTAGCACATGTACTAACATCATTTCGCAATTACCTGCGATACCGTTGGATAAAAAGAATCCTGAAGATATAGATACAAACTCAGAAGATCACTTGTATGACGCTTTGAGATATGGTATAATGTCAAGACCAAGGTTTAGTATATTTGACTATGATCCTGCAGGTGGATTTTCAAACTCCATGCCCATAGCAGACACAACATTTGGATATTAATATGGCAGAAGAAGAAGATATAATGATGGATGACACCTCTATAGCTATTGAAGATATAGCTGAAAAAGGTGGACAGGATGAGACAAAAAGTTACAACATCATACCATTTATTATGGACAGATACAAAAAAGCCGATGACTATAGAGAACAAGATGAGCAAAGATGGTTGAGAGCCTATAGAAACTACAGAGGTTTATATGGTTCTGATGTACAGTTTACAGAAGCAGAAAAGTCACGAGTATTTATTAAAGTAACAAAAACAAAAACACTTGCAGCTTATGGTCAGATAATAGATGTATTGTTTGCTAATAATAAGTTTCCTTTAACTGTAGAGCCTACTACATTACCAGAGGGTGTAGTATCTGACGTAAGCTTTGATCCCAAAGAACCAGAAAGTATTAGATCTAGATTAGATGAAATGGAAAGTCCTTACGGTTTTTCAGGAGATGGTAAAGACTTACCTGCAGGGGCTACACAACAAAGCCTGATGGATAAACTAGGACCTCTTCAAGGAAAGTTTGATGATGTAGATAATTTAAGAGAAGGTGTAGGTAAAACACCAACAGCAGTTACATTTAGTCCTGCTATGATTGCTGCAAAAAATATGCAGAAACAAATACACGATCAACTAGAGGAATCAAACGCTAATAAACATTTACGAAGCACAGCCTTTGAAATGGCTCTGTTTGGTACAGGTGTAATGAAAGGACCGTTTGCTGTTGATAAAGAATACCCATCTTGGGGTGAAGATGGAGAATACTCTCCTGTATTTAAAACAGTGCCACAAGTTTCACATGTATCAGTATGGAACTTCTTTCCTGATCCTGATGCAAACAATATGGATGAAGCACAGTATGTGATAGAAAGACATAAGCTATCTAGAACGCAGTTACGTGCTTTAAAGAAAAGACCACACTTTAGATCTCAAGTTATAGAAGATGCTATAGCTATGGGAGAAAACTATAATAAAGAATACTGGGAAGATGATCTATCTGACTACTCACCAGAACATGCTATAGCACGGTTTGAAGTATTAGAGTATTGGGGTACAGCAGATGTAAGCATGTTAAAAGATCAACAAATAGAAATACCAGATGGGTTAGAAGAGTTTGACGAAGTGCAGATAAATGCTTGGGTGTGTAACGATAAAGTATTACGTATGGTACTTAATCCATTTAAACCTGCAAAGATACCTTACATGGCAGCACCCTATGAACTTAATCCATACAGCTTTTTTGGTGTAGGCATAGCAGAGAATATGGACGATACACAAACATTGATGAATGGTTTTATGCGTATGGCTGTAGACAATGCTGTAATGTCAGGTAATTTGCTTATAGAAATAGATGAAACCAACCTAGTTCCCGGACAAGACCTAAGTGTATATCCCGGAAAAATATTCAGAAGACAAGGGGGCGCACCCGGACAAGCTTTGTTTGGTACAAAGTTTCCTAATGTAGCAAATGAAAACATGCAACTATTTGACAAAGCACGAGTGCTTGCAGATGAGAGTACAGGACTACCTAGCTTTTCTCATGGACAAACTGGTGTATCAGGTGTAGGCAGAACTGCATCAGGTATATCTATGTTGATGAATGCTGCAAGTGGTGGTATTAAAAATGTTATAAAGAATGTAGATGATTATCTACTCAGACCTCTAGGAGAGGGACTGTTTAGATTTAATATGCAGTTTAACTATGATAAGAATACAAAAGGTGATCTAGAAGTAAAAGCTCGTGGCACAGAAAGTCTCATGGCTAATGAGGTACGCAGTCAAAGACTTATGCAGTTCTTACAGGTAGCAAGCAATCAAGCACTCGCACCGTTTGCTAAGTTTCAATATGTAATACGAGAGATAGCTAAATCTCTAGACTTAGATCCAGATAAAGTAACCAACAACATGGACGAAGCTACACTGCAAGCAGAGATCATGAAAAAATTTCAGCAACCCCCTGAAGCACCAACACCTCCTGCAGGAGCAGATCCAAAAGATCCAACAGGAGCAGGTGGTGCAACAATAGGCACAGGTCAAGTGCCTATGCCACAGGAACAAGGATTCTCAGGAAATGAACAACAACAACCAACCCAACAACCTACAGGACAAGCTACTCAGCAAGCTCAAGCCACTGGTCAACAACAAGGACCAATGGGACAGCTTCAGTGATTATATAAATTTTTTAATAGCACAAAACCATGCTGTTATGGAGCAGACAAACGATTTAGTTATACTGCATAGATCACAAGGTGCTATTATGATGTTAAGAAGACTACGACAACTAAGGGATGCAGTCAACGCTAACGGAAAGGGCTAACCAATGAAAGAGCAGATGGAACTATTTAGTGAAGGAGGATTACGTGACGAAGGTGGAGAAGTAGAACCTAAGTCAGGTAATAAAGTGCCATCAGGCTCTCTAAAAAAAGAAGTAGCTGACGATATACCTGTAATGATAAGTGAAGGTGAGTTTGTTTTTCCTGCTGATGTTGTGCGATACATAGGTCTTGAAACATTAATAAAGATGCGTCAGGATGCCAAGCAGGGCTTGAAGATGATGGAAAAGATGGGGCAGATGGGTAATCCAGAAGAAGCAGAGTTACCAGACGATATTCCATTTGGTATGGCAGATTTAATTGTTGTATCAGGTGAAATGAAAGAAGACGATGACAAAGAAGAAAAAGCTGAAGGTGGTGTAGTAGGAATGCAAACAGGTGGACTATTAGATGATCCACGATTCTCAGGTCCTACTACTCCAACAACACCTACACTGACCGATGAAGATAAAAAACAAATAGAGGATTCTTTATTAGGAACAGTTTATGGTACAATAACTATGCGAAGATATGTTAATGCAGATGGTGTTGTAAAGTATATACCGTTCATTGGTGAAGAACCACAGATGGAAATACCTGAAGGATTTGAATTAGACAACTCTGCTCCTACACCAACAAATACTACGGTAACAAGTATATCACAAGATAGTGATGGAGGTTCTACTGCTACATCTTATAATCAATTAAGCCCTAATTTAAATCCATTTAAAGATCAAGCATCTGTAAATTTTGATATTAATAATTTAGATGCAAATCAATTAGTAGATTACTATGGATCATTCTCAAGTCCAATGAACAGATTTTTGAGTGTGGGTGTAGGGGCTTTGTTTGGTGGCTTACCTGCTCTAGGTATAGCTACAATGCAACAGTTTGCTCAAACTAGAGGACCAAACAGTTTAAAAGCTACAGAAGATAAGTTAGCTCAGATGGTAAAAAATGGTGAAATATCAGGAGATCTTTTAGATAAGTTAAAAGCATTTCAGAAAAGAGCAAAAGAAAAAGGCACAGGTCCTAAGAGCTTTTTAAGTAGACTTATAGGTGGAGCATCAGGAGGAGATAAGAAAAAATCTGATACTCTCACAAAAGCTGTGCAAGCAGGTGATGTCACTACTGTTGAAAAAGTATCACAAGAAGCTGTAGAACAAAATGTTCAAAAAGCTTTAAATGATGCCATAGCTAATATACGTGCTGATATTGATTTAGAAAACGAACCTGAAGCTAAAAGTAACCCAACTTTAATTAATACTGTGGGTGGATTAGTAGATATTGCAAGAACATCTACATTTGATAGTATGGTTGATAAAGCACCTACAACAGAACTAGGAGGAAAGTTTGTTCCTGCTCCAATAGAGGACTATAGAATGTATACACCTCAGACTACAAAATATGGAGATATAACTCAACCACAAACACTTGGTCTTACGGCAAGAGATGCTTTTATGGCAGAACGCTTTGAACCTGCTACTGTAGATTTTGGTACAACAGAAGATGCACTAAAAAGAGCAACAGAAACTGATGTATTTAAAACAGCTTTTGGTTTAGAAAATTTTGGCAGAACACCTGTAAAAGGAACAGGGTTTGAAGTAGGACGTTCTCCTTATGAAGCAGAGGGCAGATCTCAACTAGGTTCTGGTTTTAAAAGTGCAGAGGAAGAAAGAAAAGATCGTCTGGACTTAATGAGAAGAGGTAGGGGAAGAACAAAAGAACAAGAGCAAGAAGAACAAAAGCAACAAACTAAAAAGAGAACAAGAAAAGCTGATCAACCTAGAGCAGGTATACTGCCTAGACGAGGAGAAAGATTTCCTGATGTAGGTTTAGACAGACCATCTAGATTTGGTCAAACTAGAGTTGATGATTTTCTACTAGGTGTTGAAAGAGATGACAAAGGTAATATTACAAATCTCACAGAGCAACAACAAAAAAATATAAGACAAAATGTACAAGAGCAAGAAAATATACGACAAAAGCTAGATGAAGAAGATAGAGTAAGACAGTCTCGTGGCTTTGGTCCTATGAGTGTACAAGAAAGATTTGATAGACAACAACAAGAGTTTACAGGTTTTGATAGTCAAGGTAATTTTTTAGGGGGTATGTATGTAGGTGGTGTACCCACTAAACCTATGAAACCACAAAGACTAAAGAAAGGTGGTTTAGCTAAACCCAAAGTTAAACCCAAAAGAATGAAGAAGGGTGGACTAGCTTCAAAGAAAAAATAAGTTCACAATATGTTGGCTACCTAACTCCCCATCTAACATGGCATACAGTTAGCCCTAACGAAAGGTAAGTAAATGGCAGAAGCAGAAGTAATGGTGCAAGATGCAACACCAAAAAAAGTAATGGCATTAGCATCTCGTAAATATTCAAGAGATGATAAAATTAAAAAAGACGAAGAAGAATTAGAACAACTAATTGCAGAAAATAAAGGTGAAGTAAAGGAAGAAGCTGAAGAGCAAGAGCCTGAACCAACATCTGCAGAAGAAAAGACTTTTAAGAAAAGGTATGGTGATTTACGAAGACATGCTCAACAAAAAGAGTCCGACTTACAAGAGCAGATAAATCAACTAAAAGAACAGCTTGATAGTGCAACTAAAAAGCAAATACAGCTACCAAAGTCTGATGAGGATATAGAAGCATGGGCAAAAGAATATCCTGATGTAGCAGCAATAGTAGAAACTATAGCTATAAAAAAATCCAAAGAGCAATCAAAAGAGCTTGAGGATAGGATTCAAAAAATAAATGAAATGCAGGAATCTGCAACTAAGGAAAAAGCTGAAGTAGAGTTACTAAAGTTACATCCTGATTTTGTAGATATTCGTGAAGACGATGACTTTCATAACTGGGCTGAAGAGCAACCACAGTGGGTGCAAAAAGCTTTGTATGAAAATGATAACGATGCAATGTCTGCTTCTAGAGCTATTGATTTATATAAAGCTGATAGAAATATTAG